TCTTGGGCTACCATTCACGACGGCGGCGCTGGCGGTGCGGGTTCTGGAGGTGACGTAAACATCGACGGCCAGACGGGCGGTGATGCAAATAGTAGCAGCGGCTCTGACGCAGTGAATGGTATTGGCGGTGGCAGCTTCATGGGTCCCGGTGCCGCTCGACCAAGCTACAACCAAACCGCTGGCATCACGGCTGCGATTTATGGCGGTGGCGGCAGCGGCACAGATCGAGCTTCTTCTGCCGGAGGTGGAGGAAAGGCAGGGATCGTTATCGTGGAGGAATACGCATGAAACAGGCACTTATACACGGCACTCGCATTTGCCAATTTAGCACACCCTTTCCCGTACATGATGGCCTCAAGTGGGTCGAAGTGGCCGACGACACAACAACCGCTGATACCTTTATTGATGGGGCTGTTGTCAAGAAACCGGACCCGCCAACCCCTACGGCGGCAGAGCTTGCACTCGCAGAAATACATCGCCTTGAGGCTTTAGAAACGCCCCGACGCTTGGCCGAGTCGGTACTTAGTGACGAAGGTAAGGCGTGGCTTACATCGAACCGCGATAAAATTGCCACGGAACGAGGAAAACTCTAATGGCACAAACACTCTTAGACCCAAGGATGCTCGACACCGCCCAGGCGCTGCCAGCGATGTCAGGGGCAAACCTTACTGGCATGTCTGCCGGTGGACTAGTCCAAACCGTATACGTCATCAACTCAGCGGTTGCCACAACGACCGCCGCCCTTCCAAAAGATGGCACCACCCCTCAAATTGGTGAGGGCGCAGAGGCCATGACTTTGGCGATCACTCCAACGTCTGCTTCAAATAAGCTGATTATTCATGTTAAAGCTCATGTATCCACGAGCGACACGGGCGGAGCGTCGGTTGTCGCTGCTTTGTTTCAGGACAGTACCGCAAATGCGCTTGCAGCTTCCGCCAAGGACAGCAACGGCGGCTATGAGATGAACTCGATTCAGTTCGTTCACGCGATGACGGCGGGAACCACAAGCTCGACCACGTTCAAGGTGAGGTACGGGTATGAGGTTGCAGTCGGCACAACGACTTTCAACGGTCAAAACGGTGCAGATAAATTTAACGGCGTGATCTCAAGTTCAATTGTAATTCAAGAGGTGACGTGATGGCGGATATTGGAGCCGTAATCGGTTGGAAATTTTCCCACCAAGCGGGGATGGAAACGGTCGATGGCGTGATTACGGCCTTCCCCGGCGGGATACCTTCGCAATCAGACCAAGATGCCTGGACTGCGGAGTATGCAGTGGTCGAGGCGGCTATGGCAGAGATCACTCGACTTGAGGCTGAAATTACCCCCCGCCGTGTGCGCGAAGCAATCCTTGGAACCGACAGCGATTGGCTCAAAAACCAAGAAGCTGAAATTGCCACGCAGCGCGGAAAGCTCTAAGCGATACCAAATTGCCAAGCAGTTAAAGCCCAAGACCCCAAGCCTACAGAATAAAAATAACACTTTAACTAAGGCATCAAACATATGGAACCTATGCAGGTTGACAGCCGTATGTTGCTTCAGCTTGGGGCCGTTCTTGTGTCTCTGGCTGGTGCATGGGCTGTAGCTAAAACACAAATCAAGACAATGCTTGAACAACAAGCAAAAGACTCACACGAGCTTTCCACGTTGAATCAACGCATGGATTCAGTGGAAGCCAACGATGCAGTCTTTCAATCACGCATTAATGTTCTATCGGAAATTTCAAGTGTGTCTAATTTGAAATCTTCTAACAGAGAAATTGCGACAATTCTTGAAAGGTTAAAGAGCCTTGAATTGGAGTGTACGCGATTACACAAGATGCACAACACAGTCCATCCTCGTATACTAAGTCCAAAGGAGGATGGCTAAAGTAACTTTAGCGAGGAAGCCAATGTCTAAGACATTACTTGTTGTATTTTTGCTGATGAACGACGGGTCTATTAAAACTGAAGTCAGTCAACACATCCTTGTTTGCCCACCCCAACCCGTAGTCTTTGCAAAATACGAAGCAAGAAAAAAAGAAAAAGAATTTTCCGATTGGGCAGCGACTTGTATGGGTATTAAATTTGACAAACCCCCGCACAAGATAGGTGTGTGATGATTGGTCTAATATCTAGTGTTCTCCCTGTTGTTGGCGAAGTTCTTGATCGTGTTATCCCTGACAAGAACGCAAAAGCTAAAGCTCTACGGGATATGGAAGCGGCTCTAATCGATGCTGAAACCAAGGGTATGCTTGGGCAGCTTGAGATTAACAAGGTCGAAGCGGCCCATAGAAGCGTGTTTGTGGCAGGTTGGCGTCCCTTCATTGGGTGGACAGGGGGTTTTGCAATTCTTTGGCATTTCTTACTACAGCCAATTACGACATTTACGTTAGGCATATTTGGCCTTCCTTACGATCTTCCTTTGTTTGATATGGATTCCCTTCTGACAATCGTTATGGGAATACTAGGAATTGGCGGTATGAGAAGTTTTGAGAAGTTTAAAGGATTAACAAAATGAGTGAAGAACCTGTGATCTGTATTAAGTGTGGCAGGGAAGGATGTGAATGTGACCCTGAAACGTGTGCTTGCACCCCGCAAGAGAAACCCGATAGCGACAGACCTGAAGCGGCCTAAATACAGGATGCGGATTGTTAAATCGGAAAAGCTATATGACCGGAAGAAGTATCGAATCACTGCACAAGGTGCGGAGATTAAGAGGCTTAAAAACCGCAACGAGGGGGATGTCTGATGTCTAACATATGGATATACGTCTTAAAGGATGGGTTTGATATGATACCTAAAAGACAACATTGTAATTTCTGGAGATCACCATTCATCCTTTGGGTTCACCGTAAAATAGGAAGGTTATCTACATGGCTATGGACAAAATCATGGGCAAAGAGATGAACACTCGACGCGCTATCTTAGAAGCACTGTTCGATGAAACAGCGAAAAGCTTATTGGCAAAAGTTAAGTCAGGCGAAGCTACGGCATCTGATCTGAATGTTGCCCGTCAGCTTCTTAAAGATAACCAAATCGAGGCCGATCCACAGTCAAATGACTCCCTTCGGGAATTATTCGATTCTCTACCTAACTTTGACAGCCAAAAAAGCCTAAATGCTCTGTAAGGCGCTTTAAGCCTCGTACAGCTATATCTATATCTTTTGGCACCCACCCTACCAGAGATAAGAGAGAAGGCCACTCTCAGGCCATCCTAGGAGGTCTGTTTTGAGTGAAAATCCATTCTTGGGTCCAAACGGGTTTAAAAAGTTTGTTTTTGCCATTTGGAAGAATTTGAGCCTTCCCGATCCGACTCCCCTCCAATACGACATTTGTGATTACCTTATAGACGCACCTAAGAGATCAGTCATTGAAGCTTTTAGAGGCGTGGGTAAATCGTGGATCACCTCTGCGTTTACCGTTTACACATTGTATGTCGATCCCCAAAAGAAAATCTTGGTTGTGTCAGCGTCCAAAGAGAGGGCTGACCAATTTAGTACGTTTACGAAAAGGCTGATTAATGAGATCGACTTCCTTAGCCACCTTCAGCCAGCCCCAGGTCAACGCGACAGCATCATAGCTTTCGATGTCGGCCCCGCGCGGCCTGACCACAGCCCTAGTGTTAAGAGTGTGGGCATCACTGGTCAGCTTACGGGATCACGGGCTGACTACATTATCGCTGATGACTGTGAGGTAGTTAATAACTCTGCCACTCAAACCATGCGTGACAAGCTAAGTGAGCAGGTGAAGGAATTTGACGCTATCCTAAAGCCCTTACCTGACAGCCGTGTGATTTATCTAGGCACCCCACAAACAGAGATGTCTTTGTATAACCAACTCCCTGAGCGTGGTTATCAGATGTGCGTCTGGCCAGCCCTTATGCCTACCCCTAAGCAGATCGAAGGGTATAAAGGTACTTTAGCGCCCTTTGTGCTTAACTCTAGTATCCCTGAAGGTGAACCTACGGACCCATTACGCTTCAATGAGGTCGATCTGGCAGAACGTAAGGCTTCCTATGGACGGGCTGGTTTTGCACTACAGTTCATGCTCGACACTACCTTGTCTGATGCTGACAGATATCCCCTCAAGCTTGAGGATTTGGTTGTCGCTAACCTACCAACTGATGAGGCAAGCGTTAAGTACACTTGGGGTCCAACCCCTGAGCTATGTGAGAACGATGTACCTTGTGTCGGACTGACAGGAGATCGTTTTTACAGGCCTATGCAAGTCGCTGACACAGTTGATGAGTACCAAGGTGCCGTCATGGCGATTGACCCATCAGGTCGAGGTGCAGACGAAACAGGCTATGCCGTAGTTAAGCATCTTCATGGTCAACTCTTTGTGACGGCCTGTGGTGGCCTCATAGGTGGGTATGATGACAAGACGCTAAGGAAGCTGGCGACCATCTGTAGGGATCATAAGGTTAAAGAGATCGTCATTGAGGCTAACTTTGGGGATGGAATGTTTAACAACCTTCTTAAACCCATCCTTCAAGACATATATCCATGCACCATCGAAGAGGTACGCCACAGTAAGCAGAAAGAGCTACGCATAGTGGATACCCTAGAGCCTGTGATGATGCAGCATAGGCTTATAGTAGACAAAAAGCTTATCAAAGAGGACTACGAGTCAGCCTCTAAGCTTCCCTTCAGTCTATTTTACCAGATGACAAGGCTGACAAGAGATAGGGGAGCCTTAGTGCATGACGATAGGCTTGATGCCTTGAGTATAGCTGTAGGTTATTGGGTAGAGAGTATGGCTAGGCATATCCAAAAGTCAGTCGATGCGAGTAAAGACAAGGCGCTCAATGCTGAACTAAAGAAATTCAAAGCTCATGTCTTTAACAAGTCTTATTCCCCTAAGCGAAAAGCATGGATGCACCGTGTGTAGCACATTATCCCCCATTCCCGAAGGGAGAGAGGGGAAGAATTAAAGCTAAAGTCACTTTAGTGGAAGCTTTATGTAGACTTTAGGGGGGATACCCCTTTGTGAGCCGGGTGTAGGGGGTGTAGGAGGTGTATACCTTTTCCTAAAGTTTCCCGTGAAGGATCGTTTTATAAAAAGTTTTGGAAAAGGCATACATCGCCTACACCCTATGCACCACTAAGGATGTGTGTCAGCTACACCAGCGTTAGTTTTGGCGAAAAAATCTGAGGGGGTATCACTATATGATGACCGCGCGATTCCCCCGTGTCGGGCCTTGGTCGATCTGGTGACAAAATGGGCGCAACCATCATGGGATTTCAATGGGTTAGACAGGATGTAGCATCCTGTATCGTGCCACCATGCCAACCCAAGGCGTGGCCAAGGGCTAAAGTAACTTTAGTCCGTCCGTTCGTTTTCGTAT